CTTTCTATTTCTTCTTCTTGATCTCCAGTAATTACATCTTTGTATTTATTTTGTACATCTAGTATCTTCTGTTTAATGTCTCTTTCACTACCAAAGATGCCTACAAGTTCTGTAGCTACACTCTTCTGGTGATTTAATTGATCTATATATTTTCCTAGAGCTTCAGCGTCTTTTTGTTCCTGTGTCTGCTCAGGCTCTTTGTATATAGAAACTCCACCCATAGTAGGATCTCTATCAGATGTAGTACCTCTTCCACCATACTTACCTAGTCTCTGGGCGGCATCACTACCTTCCATCATACTATAGGTTAATGGGGTATTAGCAATATCCCTACGTATTTGTAGTAACTTTAGAGCTTCTGTTTGCTGATACTGCATTAAATCTATAGAGGCTTCGTCTACCCCTTTTGCTAGTAACTTTTCTTTTGTAATCTTCTGCTCTACTTCAAGCTGGAATTTTTCTAACTTGACAAGTTCGTTTTTATATACATTAGAATCTTTACCATACTTAAGCTCTGCATCTGCAAGTTGGTTTTTCCTTAATTGTAGGGAGGTACTGTCCCTTAATTCTTGACTTATCTTTGCTAGTTCTGAGGCACTATCTTGAGCTATTTTATAACCCTTGCTCATAGACCTAGACCATATAGTAGCACTTTTACCTAGTTGCTCGAAACGCGCCCGTAGCCCATCTGCTTGATCTGAAGCACTTGAAAGACCTGAAGTAGAAAACCCATCTAATTGAGCAGTAGCTCTAGATGAAGCAGTAAATACTTTCTCTAACTCTAATGCAATAGCGTTTAGTTCAGGAGAAATCTCGGTAGAAGTATCTCTAAGTCCTTCAAGGAACTTAAGAGCATCCGCAGACTTATCCCGTATGTCTTCTAACCCTACAGCTTTTTGAACGTCAGTTAAAGCTGTCTGTAACTGAGACAACATCTCTGGGGCAACCTTAAACCTCTCTTGAAGTTTTGCTAACCCTTCTTCTTGTTCTGTTATTAAAGCCTTTGTCATAAAGGCATCGCCACCAGAACTTAAGTCTGCTTTAAGCTGATCTATAGTTGCTTTAAAATCAGAAACGTCCGTAGCGGCTTGTGCTAACGATACACTAAATGGATTAACAGCTTTACTCATAGCTGTCAAAGCACTCTCCACAGAAACTTGTTGTAAATATCCTTGTAGCTCTTTAACAGTTTCAGCCATAACGCCAAATTCTTGTCTTAGATCTCTTATAGATTTTCTACCTATATCAGCAGAGCTTTTGATAAAGCTGAGAGAGCTTACGAAATCATCAATACTCTTTGCAGACTTTTCCGCTGTTCCAGACATCTCAAAGAACATCCTAGCTACAGCAGAACCAACAGGTATAAGGATACCAAGTGCGGCTGATAGACCTACAGCGGCTCCCATACTTAACCCAAGAGGACCAGCTATCATAGGTAGGATACCTGCTAACTGTGAACCCTGTTGACTAAATGCAACAAAAGCACTTGTGCCACCTTGAACTTGAACTGCAAAGTCACCAAACTGATAACCTAACTGTTGAATAGCCATGTTGTTGCCATTCATCTTATTTCTAGTATTACCTAAAACTTTGTTTGAAGTCTTTTGTGCAGTAGTTAATCTTTTTGTAGCGACAGTTAAAGCATCTGTAAACTTAGTCTCTTGTTGTACCTTTACTCCCAACTTCATTATCTGGGATCGAGACATTCCAGCGGAATTACCTAACGCTTTGTTTGCAGTTACAATCTGGTTTATACCAGACATATACTTTGATAGATCTTTAGTTCTAGAAAAGTCTTTAGCTAACAACTTTACAGCTCTCTTAGTCTGGTCAGTAGTCTTGAGTAAGCCTGTAAGCTCTTTAAACTCAGCTTTGATTGTTAACTGTATTGCCCCTATATCATCCATTCACTGTCCCCATATAAACTGTATCAACACGTTTTATAGTCTCTATATCCCTAGAGGAAATATGTGTCTCAGTCAGTTCCTTCCATGCTTTAATTTCAATATAAGTTATCGGGTTAGGTCCAGAGAATCCCATAGTTCTACTGTTGCTTAATGCAACAAAGGCAGACCAGACATGCGACATAAGCGATGGAAAATGTGTCGGGGGTTCCAGTGCTTCAGGTCTACGTCCAATCTGCCTTTCTACTTGTTCTAAATGTTCTCGTTCTGTAGTGCCATCCTTATCAGGTTTGTTGAGCTTAAACTGATGTTCAGCCCATTCACATAACTGATTAGTTAGGCTTTCGTAAAATCCAGAGAGTCTGCAAGTGCCTCCTCAATCTGATCTTTAATCCAAAACACTTCATCGTAAAGTTGTTTAGCTTTAGCAATGGAAAGTTTAGGTTGCTCTTTGTTGTAGGTTATATTCCACTCGGAAGTTATCTTAGATAACATATCAAGTGTAGCCTTCTCCATCTCTTGAGCAGTTATATCTGTCTTCTTACTAGACTGCATGTCTTTAAGACGTTTATTAGTTTGTTCGTGCATTAACTCTTTGTACTCTTTAGAGTGAGTAGCATATACAACAATAGTCATATCTGTCTTGTCTTCATTCTTAAGTACAACACCAGTGTTAGGGTGCTTTAGTTTTACTTCTACAGTATTACTTGTAGGTTTTAGATCCATTAAATCCATGTCGAGTTCCTTTGTGGGTATCGGGTGAATTATGTTAAGTGTGGGAACTTCCGACCCGACTCAGAAGCCCCCACTAACCTTAGCTAAGGTATTACTTTATGAAGGTCGTGTGATCTTCAAGTTAGTTGCTTCAGTTGCATCATATAGAGCAACGAAGGACATGCTAATCATTCGGCTTGTAGGTCCATCTACGCCAACATCAGCACTGTTAATTTTGACTTTAGGGAATTGGAATGTATAAGCGTTAGTTCCTGTAGGATCGTTAACTGATACTTCAATCTCTGTTTCTGTTTCGTTAAGGAAACGGTTAATTAATGCCGCATCCTCGAAGTAAGCTGTTAGTGTACCTTCAACTTCTGCTCTACCATACTCTAGTGATGGTGCGCTATCATCTCCGATTACGAATGTAGGTGCGAAGGAATTAGTTAGAGTGAAGTCTAATGCAGTTACGATAGCTACGTTAGATGCTCCACCTACGTTACCTATACCGATGTCACCTGAGTAAGCATCAAATGGTGCGGCTCCAGAAGCGGCATCTTGTGTCTTCTCTGTAGCACTTATAGTCATATTCTTACCTACCATACCGAAGGTAGTTGCTACCATCTGGTTAGGTGCGAGGGAAATAGCCATAGTGGAAACTGAACAACCTGTAAACAAACGAGCTTGATCTATGTCAGCGGCATAATCTTCTATAGAGAAGAACTTAGGTGTTGTGCCTACTTTAAGTACGTCAGTTGACCAAGTACTTAACATGGCTGATTCTAGTATATCGTCGTAGTCAGCATCTCTGAGATCTACAACAATGTCCCCAGCTACTTGTCTATTGCCGTGGCGATCTACACGAGGCATACGGTCAGCTTGGATGTCGTTACCAGCTACACGATCTTTAGTTAAGTTTAAAGAGTGTGTGCTGAAAGGAAGGTTAGTAAAGTTGCCAGCAGGTGTCGTACCGAAAGTGCTTTCAGTAATAAAAGACAGGCTGGAGCGTGAACCCTGTGCAAAGGCCATGATGTATTCTCCTAGTTATTTATAAATGTACCATCCGATATTAATCGGAACGTAGTACCAAGGGCTGTCAATCAAACCTTGTTGCCTCTCAGCATAGTCGATTGATAATTTAATTGTTTCTGATTCTGCGTTAGTAAACGATATGTCAGTTGTAGCTTGAAATGCGTCTATAACTTTGTTAACATAACCGTCTGCGGTTGAAGGTCCGTTACCTTCTGGTGTAAATACTGTAACAGCAAAGACACCTTGATACCTGAGTTGAGGATTTAAGCCCCTTACAGCAGGTCTAGTCACTGTAGGCAAGTACATTACTCTAATAAAGCTAGTACCTGTTGTCGGCTCAAATGCTACGTTCTCGTAAGCGATGTCGGGTAAGTTAGCCGTTGTAGAGATGTGTGTCTCAAGTGCGGCTCTTATATCATTATGTATACTAGCCATATTTATTCCTTACTCTCTCAAATATTTTATAAGGTTGTGTAAGTCTCCAGTTAGCTCCACCTTCCTCTACATCTATAGCGTGAGGTGAGCCATTCCTAAGAATAATAGTATCTCTGTAGTTAAAGTCTTGTATACTATTTATATCGTTTAACAGGTTGTTAAGACCTTCTGTTGCCATAGATACTTTGTCTTGTTCTTTAGGTCTTCCTTCAGAGGACTTACCTCTAGGTCTACCTGCACCAACACCGTAAGAAAAGGATGTTATATAAGCACCAGTATCTACCGTAGGAGTAGATATATTTATAGTATAATCAGCTATTTTTTCTAATCTATCTTTTACAGCTAATTCTACTGCCATAT